ATGTGGGTCATCGATAATAAGTAAGTCCGCCCCTCGTCCTGTGATTGAACCGCCTACCCCCGCTGCAAAATATTCTCCACCATGATTGGTCTCCCAACGGCCTTTAGCCTTACTATCTTCTCTTAGACTAACATCTCCGAAGATACTTTTGTAGTCTTCGGTCTCCATTAAGTTTCTAACTTTGCTACCGAACCGCGAAGCTAATTCAGCATTGTGTGATACTTGCATAAGTTTCATCTTAGGATTTTTACCGATCATCCAAGCAGGAAATAAATATGATGCGAACTCTGATTTGGTATGTCTTGGTGGCATATTCACAATAAGACGCTTAGATTGTTTTGAAGCAATATCCTGAAACTCATTTGCTATAATTTGATGGTGCCCCCATTTTTCAGGGTCCTCTGTATTCCTACAAATAAAATCAGGCCACATAGCTTTGACAAATAATAAAAAGTTGTCCTGACATAATTTTATATATTCGATCTGCTTCTTAAGAATTAAGGTTCTTAATTCATCATCTGTTAATTGATCTAATGTACTCATCTTAAAATTTTGTTTTCTTGGGTCCCTTTATACCATACCGTTTCAGCATACACTACTTCTATTCGACTTGCTATAAACACACTGTCGTCAGAAGTACCTTCTGACTGAACGCAGTCGAATTTGTAAAAAAGCAGGATCTCGTAAGTTGGTTTAGTAGAACCTTATATATAGATACACCGATAGCCCTTACGGGCTACCGATCAGACGCTATTGGTTGTGTCTTAACTGTTAAGTTTATGTATTAGATAACTAAACTTCTTAACTATCTTTTGTTTAAAGTCATCTATTAAAGGGTTGCCAGTATTCTCAATAATTAACTTCTCTACTTCGCCCTCTAACATTTTATACATTACTTCATAATTTAACTTACTGATTGCTGTTGGGTCTAGTTTAGCATTTTCAGTAAGTTGAGTATTAGCCGATTGCTCGGCTAATACTTTAGATATGTTCATTGGTACATTAGGCATTATTATCACCTATTGCTTTGAACTCATTATATTCAATCTCTGTACAGAACTCATTGAATAAATCATTGTGTTTTATTTTGAAGTTAGCAGTTTCAAACTTCTTTCTCTTTCGTTTGATTTTCTGAACTCCATAACTACAACCATTCTCGTCTTGAACAATAACTAGATTTTGTTTTGTTCTTTCAAACACATCAACCAAGTTTTGTTTCATCTTATCTAACTCTTTAGATAAACGATTGTATTGCAGTTTATTAACAGCATAAGCCATAACGATTTTTTTCTCGTCAGCTTTTAGCCGTCTTACTGTATTACTCATTGTTTTCCTTTTGTTAGTGTTAAGTAATATCTTGTCTTATCATATCCCATATAAACTACAAGCAACATTTGTGTCCATTTTGGGTTGTGTTCATAATGGGTCGTCCACAGACAAAACTAGAACAAATTAAAAACAAAGTTCAAACTTACTACATCAAACAACAGTAAGATGTAGATAACCCACAATGGCGAGGTATATAAAAATAATCCAACCATTACCACGAGCAAGTATAGACGACAGTTTTGCCGTCCTTGATTGCCTCTTTACAGAACTTCAAGAACTTTAAGTCTTGCGATTTATATTCTTTCACGCTTTGTTCTTGAAATTGCTGACCCCAAAAGAATCCGTCAGGTGTGAACGAGTTATGGAAATTAGATTTTATTTCTTTTTCTAAATCCTTGATGACATCTTCGGTAATATAAACTTCATCATATCCGTTCATACCTAGATGTGACATATCAAAAGGGTTAAACTCTTCGTTCTTTTCCTTTTCCTGTTCTTTCTTTAGTCGTACCTCGTTTTGTTCTTCAAACTTTTTATTCATAAATGTTTGAAGTCTTGCGTGCTTTCGCCAAACGAAAACATCTCTTTGCTCGTCTTGGCTTTCTTTCTCATCATCAGAATAGTATTTTTTCCAATCTATCTTTCTATTACGAAGATGAGCATATTGGTCTAGTCCCATATTATTCTCCTTTGTTATCTCCCTTGTCTTATCATATCCCACCGATAAGTCAAATAAAAAATTTAACACACAAGCCGTGCCACGCTGGTCAGCGATGCAACTTTAGAATCATTCTAAACTAAATCCTATCCTAACGAGAACGAGCGAGAGCTTCACCAGAAGTGTGTGCCTGTCAGCACCAGGAGCCCCAGCAGCGGCAGCATAGCATTCGGGTACAAAACGAGCAGCAACACGAGGAACGCGATCACGCAATCCTCCATCCGTCAGTAACGAACACATCACCACGGATGTCTTGAATGGCATCCAGCTGCACCTGCAGTCCTTGAGCAATTAGTTCTCTAGCTTTGTGATTCGTTTTAAACGAGTTGTTGAACAAACCCTCTTCGTTTACGACCATCTCCTTCAGCGCTACAGATCCAGGCAGATCCTGCGATGCTGCAGGCATGGCTGCGTTAACTATTTCGATAGGTCCCTTCACGAGCTTCTGCATCTCATCTAGATCTTCTATCTTTCCCTCTATCACGGTCACTGAACCGTCATCTTTAATTACATGTGTCTTCATTGTTATCCTTTCGTTGTTGTTAACGGGCCAAGCTCAGGCCTGCTTTAAAAGCTATCCTGAGATTAAGCGCTTTGCAGACATGGCCCGCTGTAATAACTCTGAGTCAAGTCGGCCAGGGTCCGCGTAGGTCTGGCTTTCCCCCGTTACTTATCTGGATAAAGGACTTGATCTTCAGGGTCGACATATACATAAGACCAGATGGGAGATATGTCAAGAAGAAAGTTCAGGTATTTTCGTATGCCATCTCCCAGATCCTGAGGACTGCTAATGGTATCACTTCATTACCATACTCCTTTCCTGAAACGAGAACGAGGACTGTGCTGCACCAGCTCCTGAAGGGGGCTCAACGGAAAACAATGATAGAAAAGTTGGCCCCCGAGAACGAGAATAAACGAGAATTAGATACCAGACAAGTCCTGGCTGGTCAGGCTTCCCTGATGCATTTCTATTTCTTTGCCGATCCGTTGATCTTCGGCACGAGAACGAGAACGAGCTTCAGGATCCAGCTGCAGGAGATCCCAGATGCCATGCTGCACCAGCGGCCACTGTACGGGAAACGAGAACGAGCAACGAGGTTTCAGTAAACGAGGATCAGTAATCGCGGACAACGGTCTGTAAAGTTTCAAACTCTTCTCCAAGAGGGCCTCATTGCAGATAATAACTATACCACCGTGTTTGATTCGTTTGTTTATCCAACTAATTTGCCATTTAGATAGCTTCGGATATCCAACTCTGTCCGATTTAAGTTCCAACCAAAACTCTTTAGCTTTCCAACAACCGTTTATGTCAGGAATACCATTGATAGTATTGGATTCTACACGGATTAAATGAGGTTTTGTTATGTGTTTTTTAATTCTTTGCCAGAGCTTAGACTCACGCTTCTTCATAAATTATTCAGATCGGTTTAATACTCTTTCCATCTTTGTTACGCTGGATCTAAGTAAAACATTCCTGTCGGAGAATACTGCTGATTCTGAATCATACGAGGCAAATGTCCATACATGTTTGTTGTCTTTTGCAAATATAAAAGCGTGTGTAATCATCTTTGCGGGCTTAAGTTTTTTAACTTCACTAGCTTCTGCATGCCCCGCATCTCCGCATGGATCGAGCCAATATATTCTATAGTAATAGTATTTTTTATCGCCAACGACCGCTTGTTTGTATTTACTTTTTTTCCGTCTTAACATGTATCTTACCTATATTAATATTGAGGTCAGCGTTATGCACCTCATTAAAAACAGTTATGAAGGAAGTCCAATTATGACTCTTTAGATAATTTTTTTGCTTCTGGCTCAACTTCGATCGTTTTGGCGTTGAAACCATCGATCTTGTTTGAAAGCTCACTAAGTTTCTTTTCAAGCTCTGCACGCGACATACCCTCCAATCCTGATACTTTTACTTCTTTCTTATCAACATATAAACCAGCCAACTGGCCTGATCTAAATTCTGCATTTATAGCTGATGCATATTGTTTATCTGCAAACGCATTGTCAGCATATTTTTCTAATCTTTTGTATCTTCGTAGTCTGTCTTTCTCGTACTTAGCTTTTGCCTTTTCAAGCTGTTGATCTAAGTATTTGACTACATGTGGATTGTGTCTTCGTAAGGTAAGTCTACTACCAATATCTGAAAAATTTTTATCATTCTTAGCTTCATATCCCGCTCTCTTACAAGCTTCAGCTTTTGTTATTTCACCCCAGTTAGCTACAAGAATATCTACAAACTTTCTTTGCTTTGGAGTTAAATCATCTACAGTTCTAAGTGCTTTTGCTTTTAATGCCATTAGTTATCTTTTTTACCTTTTAAAAGATTCTCACCTTTTTTTAAAAAAGCTTCACCTCTTTGGTCTAAACTTTTTCTGTATTTAGTAATATTTCTAGCACCTCTTTTTAGAGAAGCTTGAATACTTCTTGGAGCATTTTTAACTGCTTTACCGCTAAAT